TGCCCGACGCCCGCGGGCCTCTTCCTGCACACGCTCGTCTTCCTCCTGCTCGTCTTTGGGTTGATGAAGCTTCGGAGCTGAAACTTTTTTCCCAGTATCTATTAAAATGTGGACCAAGATTCTGATCTTTATGGTTGTCTTTTTCCTCGTCGCCAACCCGGCCACTTTCAAGATCGTCCGCAAGGTTCTGGGCTCGTGGGTCGCCAGCGCCGATGGTCTGGCCACGCCGGCCGGCCTGGTCCTGCACGCCGCCGTCTTCGTGGCTCTGGCCATCTTCCTGCCCAAGGCCCTGATGCGCGCGTCGGGTTACGCCGAGGACGAGAAGGAGGACTACGCCGAGGACGAGAAGGAGGACTACGAGGGCGAAGAAGAGTTCGCGGACCTCCAGGCCGAGGCTGATCTGGCCGCAGCGGAGCAGCGCATCGCCACTGATAAGGCGCGCATGGCCGCTGACCGGGCTGCAAAGGCGGGCGCGGCCGCCTCCACGATGGCGGCACCGGCCGTCGTCGCCCCGGGCGCCGCGCCCATCGCGACCGTGTCCAAGTATGCGGAGGATGAGTTCGTCGGCTACAGCTCGATGTACTAGGTCCTGGACCTGGGGCACGGGTCCTACGGACCCGCTAGAACTCCTCGTCGAACCGCACAGAGTCACCCGCCTCGACCATTCTCTTTGAATAGTCCCCGACTCGTTTCTCAAAAAAGTTGGTCTTTCCCTCGAGTGAGATGGTCTCCATCCACGCAAAGGGGTTTTCGGCCCCGTAGATGGGCTGGTGCCCGAGCTGCTTCAGCAGCCGGTCAGCCACATATCTGATGTACTGTTTCATTTGTTCGGCATCCATGCCTATCAGCTTGCATGGAAGCGCCTCCGTAATGAAACTCTCCTCGATGGCCACGGCCCCCCTCACGATATCCGCTACGGGCGCAGACTTGTCCTCGAGGTGTTGGTACAGAGCCACCGCAAACTCCAGGTGCAGGCCCTCGTCACGACTGATCAGCTCATTTGAGAAACACAGGCCGGGTAAGACACCCCGCTTCTTGAGCCAAAAAATAGAACAAAAAGATCCCGAAAAGAATATACCCTCCATGCAGGCGAACGCCACAAGGCGCTGTGCGAAAGGAGCCGAGCTCGCCATCCATTCCAGAGCCCATTCCGCCTTGCGTTTCACGGCGGGCACAGTCTCTATAGCTCGAAAGAGCGAGTCCTTTTCCGCCTTGTCCTCGACCAACTTGTCAATCATGAGGCTGTATGTCTCCCCATGGATCGACTCGTTGAACGACTGATACGCGTAAAAGGCCCGGGCCTCGGCAATCTGTACCTCGGTCCCAAAATTCAGATTGATATTTTCCATGACAATGCCGTCACTGGCCGCAAAGAATGCGAGGACCATCTTGATGAAATGACGCTCCTGGGCTGTGAGGCCCGTCCAATCCGTGACGTCAGACCCCAGGTCGATCTCCTCGGCCGTCCAGAACGACCCGACCGCCTTCTTGTACAGAGCCCATAGGTCCGGATACTTGATGGGGAATACGGTGAATCGACTAGTTGTAGGAACGAGGATCGGGTCCGCCATACTCTAATTAGGGTTTTATTCTTTAGGCGCGGCAGTACACTTTAGTCATTACTCTAGACAATACATAAGTATGGACTGGACCCTCCAGAAATTGATGGTGCTCATGGCAATAAACACAACTGCTGTGAGTATAAATCACGTCCATCGTACCCATTATCTAGGATTAGGGGCCCGTCTCGTACTATTCCTACACCATCTTGTTATTATGATAATTATTATAGGGGCATTTTTAACGACTGATAGGTTTATTAGGTACCACCTTTTACTCGCGTCGGGGGTGTTCGTCTTGTGGTTCTGTATCGATGGATGTTTTCTCACATTTGCCGAAAAAGAACTCGTTGACTATTCGCCAAGTGATACGGCGGCCATACACGGGACGTATGAAAACGGCGCTATGCACCAGTTGCTCATCACGCTTCCGCTAATTCTCTACGATTTTTATAAACTTCTAGTGTAGGGATGGCCACCGTGAGTGGATTTTACGCCATCAAGGATGAGATGACGGCGACGTTCTACGTGACGACGACGCTCCCACCCGAGCTCAAGACGGGTGCCCAGCTTTTGAATCTTCCAGGCGTCATAGGAAACGCTCTGGTGACGACCGTTCTGCCATTTCGAGGATCCCATCAGACATATGGCGCCTATAACGGAAGTTTTGATTTCCAGGCAGACAAGGCCCAGACCATCCAAGGGATCGTGCCCGTCTCGACCGTGACGCTGTCATCGGCGCCCTTCTCGAACGCGCCACCCGTGTACTCGATGGATGGCACATACTTTGTTTCGAATTATAAAGTGTATTTCTACGCGACGACCCCCTTCCCACCGGGACTCAAAAAGGGGTGGCTCCTCACGAATCTCCCGGGAGTTGCGCCCGTCCTCCAGGTCATGAAATTTCAGTCCGTGCCCGGTACGTTCGGGCCCACATACGCCGGTGACCCGACGCCCGCGACCAAGTACCTCGGGACGATCATCGCCTCGGCCATTCCACCCCTCGCTCCTCTTCCCATGAATTCACCGAAGGGCGGCACACGGGTCCAAAACCAGGCCATCCTCGCCGCACCAGTCACGACCGTCGGATTCGTCCCCCAGCCCCTGAATCTCGCACCCCCGCAGATTCTCACATTGCCGCCGCTCGACGACGACAACTTTCCCAGATTTCCAGTAGATCTCCGAGACCTCGACGTGGAACCACCGGGTCACGTCATGCTCAACGACAATAATCTGACGGAGAAGAGTCGGCTTGGTTTCAGTGCGGGCGGCGTGCTCGCCCTCGACGCAATCGGTCCTCAGGAGAAACTCATTGCGGACACGAGTGACTTTACACAGGGTGAATGGACACCGTCTTACAAGCAATATTCACTGTCCGTCGTGTATCAACAGCGCGTCCCCTTGCCGGGCACAACCTTTATCCGCCGCACAGAACCGGGTGTCGCGGTGGTCGAGCTCAGACCAACGGAACTCGGGGATCTCTTTTCGAACATGCACCTGCAGGTGACCCTGCCCGCCCTGAGCACCGGAAACGCCTATACGAACCAGATTGGACGGGCCCTCATTGAAAAGGTGGAGTTTATCGTAAACGAAACAGTCATAGAAACCATATATGACGATTGGCTCGTGATAAGAGATCAGACATTTCTCGACTATGACGAGCAGGTTGGAATGCTGAACCTCGTAAACGGGGGGCAGGCGAATCAGAACCTGACGCCCTCGACCCCACTCAACCTCCTCATCCCTCTCGAATTCTTCTTTTGTCGCCGGCACAGCCACGAGAACAAGAGCCGCGAGAGGCTGCGCCGACCCTACTTTCCAGTCTGTGCCATGTGGGCCCAGAAGATTTACATCCGGTTTACTTTCCGCCCACAGACGTGGTTCACAAACTTCCCGGGCACCATTGACCTCATCAATCCGTACATCGTCCTGGAGTCCGTGCGCCTCACGGATGCCGAGCGCCTGTACTATCGCAATCAGCCCCTGCGCTACATCGTTCCGACCATAAAGAAGGAGTCTACGGCCGAGTACAATCAAGGCACCGTGACAGCCACGCTCACTGCCAATTTCCCCGTGCAGCTCTTGGCATGGTTCATTCGAAATAAGAATTATGAAGGAATACAAAATTCCAACTTTTACGACGTGAGGTATCTCTATGGATACGCTTCACAATACATCACGGCCGCAGTCCCCCTGTCCTTCCCGACAGGTCAGGCTCAGTACATCGACTCTATCGAAACGGTCAAGATTACTATGAATAACGTTGACATTCTCGACACGTTCGCCAACGGCACATATTGCTCTTTCAAGCAGCCCATGGAGCACGGCCTGTCCGTGCCCCAAAAGAACATCTATCTGTATTCATTCGGTCTTAATGTGACTGAATACAACCAGGGTGGTTACATTGATTTTTCAAAGTTGAATTCTCAAACGTCAAATCTGACGCTCAAGTTTTTGCCCGAGCTTGCGGCGACCATCACACAGTACGCGCTGTATCTGTTCTATTATGGATACTCTGTTCTGGAGTTCCAGGGTGGCTTTGCTCGTATGGCTTATTTGTAGTCATGTAGTCTATGATTCCATTGGTCAAGCACCACTTGATGAAGTTGAGCTGGGCGACGGTCGTCGTCAAACCTTGAAACTGTATGCGCTCGGTCCGACAAAAAGGATCGAAGAGCTTTTTCGAGTATCCGTCGAGACTCGACTTGTAGGCCACGTGGACGGTGAACGCACGTCCGGCCGGAGTCGTGTACGTGACGTGTCTATTCTTGGCGTAATTGGTGATGAACCACTCCAAATTACGCAAAGAAATACCCTGACTCTTGGTCGTGAGGATGTCGTGCAGGCGACGCGCGTTGACCGGGTCCTCGTAAAAGCGCGTGAGGGACTCGAGCAACAAGTCCGACTTGCTCATTAATTTAGAAGAACTCTAAATGTTTAACTGTCTTGACCTTTTCACACGCGGGGCACCCTGCCAAGTACATGGGCGGGAGGGTGTGCGTGTGCTGCGGGCCCTGTGGAACATCCGTCTCGAGGGGGCGCATCGCGATGACCGGCTTTTGATCCTGATGCGTCTTGCAGTACCCGTCTATCCTCGCGTGACGTGTACACCGCGTGCCCTTGCCCACGAGACCGAGACATTGGTCCGTCTTGACCTCCATACAAGCCACATCCTTCATGAGCTTTTCAAATGGTAACCGGTACGTTCGGGACACGTGCTGCACGACATTGCTAAGACGCTCGCTCACGCGCCTATTGACCTCGGTTTCTATTACCGCCATGATCTGTTGCTCCATCCTTGGCGCCTTGATTACTTGGAGGCGGGCTTCTTAAAATACGCATCGAGTGTGCGCATCTTGGGATCGAATGTGCCCTTTTTGTTCCCGGCCGTGGCCGCCGCAAATATCGTCCTTTCAGGGTCCGCACCGACCAGGGGCTCCAAGAGATCACACACGGGCTTTTTGAGTTGGTTCGTGAAATAGTACTGATAGTCTAGCGGGACGCCCTGCTCTTTGACCCACGTGGGATCTTCAGCCTTTTCCGTGAGCTTGCCGTTTCTGGGCATCAGCGCCACCACAAAAGGGACGCGATCACCCTGCTGCGGTTCCGAGCCTGGTGCGCGCGCCTTGATCTTGTCACGGACCGCCACGTGCGGCATCGCCACCTTGTATTCACTGGCGAGCTGCTTGCTCATCATGAGCTTCTCCATGGGAATCTTACCCGCTACGAGGTCAGCCGACGCCTCGCGTGCAAACTGTATGACGGGCCGTGGATCATCGGAGTCGAGGATCATCCCGAGCAGACTCTTGAGCGTCTCGCGGACGTACGGACAGCTGTCGCGCCTGACCACCTGCAGCCCCTTGACGTCAATCTTTTTGAACTTGACAAGTCGGGTCCCATCCTCTTTCAGGATCGGACGGCCGTCCCTGTCCGACGCCCCTTCGTACATCTTGGCCGCGTAGCGCTTTTTCGAGTACAAAAAGTACGGACAGTAAACCTTCTCGAGTTCCAGATCGTTCGGGGCCTTGAAGAGCTTCGTGCACGCCTCGGCCGCAATCTCACCCTGGATCCACGAGTAGTCTATCGCATCCTGACCCTTCCGGCCCTGTACGTCAAACTCGACCATCACGGAGTCGGTGTTCTTCACAACAAGGCTACCGACACCAGCCTGAAAGGTCCCGGCTTCGGTCTCGATGTCGTATACGTAGCCATCCCACGAGTCATGTAGGACCGTGACGGTATTAGGCCCTTTCAAATGGGGGCCCGTGTGTAGTAGAACCGTGTCTGCACGGATTTCATTAGGTTTCAAGAGATTCAAACAATTATCCAAAAGCGAATGATCTTCGGTAACATCGACTGTACCATAAGGTGATTCGACTCTATAAATCTTTTTGAGACTCTTGTGTCGAATGACGCGCTTGATGGGCTTCCACCCCTGGTGCGTCATGGAGTCTAGCTTGAGATGTTCAAATTGTTCAGCCCGGCCACTCTTGAAATGTTCATACGGAATCCAATCGGGTGCCAGTGATTCAATAGTCGGTCTATAAATTTCGCCACTTTCCCTGTTTCGCACAAGTACGGGGGTCCCGGGCATGACCGAGTCCCCATACCTCACATTGGCTCCCGGGAAGTTCGCCTCTACGTAGTTCTTCGTCTCTTCGATCATCTGCCGGCCTCGCATGGTGACGGTCGACGCGATCGGCACGCACGGGAGCATACCCTTGGACGCGCCCGTGAATCCGTAGATGCTGTTCATGCTAATCTTATAGGCGAGCTGCTGGCCGTTGTAGACCGCCTCCATGGGTGTGCCCTCGGCCGCGGCCATGAGCTTCTTGGCCTTTTTGCGGAAAGCCTTGAGGTCCGTGAGGATAGTGGGCAGGAGGGAAACCACGCCCTGCGCAAACTTGTGGGGCCCGAACGTTTCGTACTCGACGCCGGGAAGGTTGTCGTACTTTGGGTCCATGACGAGCGTCGAATAGCACAGGTTGTGAGCGACCATGATGCTCGGATACAGGCTCGCAAAGTCGAGGGCCGTGATGGGGCCGTAATACGCACCCGTCTGTGCGTCAAGGACGGTCGCACCCTCGTACTTGTCGTCGGCGCTCGGCCCCTGCCTCCTAAACGTGGGGATCAGGAATCCAAGCTGTCGGGCCTTGTAGGCCATCTGGCTGAACACCTTGATCTGCTGACCGCGCTCACTCAAAAAGGCCAAGGGGACCCAGCACGCCTTGGCCATCTCCACGAGGTTCTGGATCTGACACACTTTAGCCATGATGGCGTGCGGGAGCTCTGTGTCCTTCAGACAGTACTGTGCGACCTCACCGAGGCGTGCCGGGTCACCCTCTGCAAAACGGCTGAAAATCTCCTTGACCGGCATATCATTCTTCTGATCGTTCAGAAAGTGCTTGGACACGTTGTTCAGCGAGTATGATTCAAGCTTGTGCTCGCGCTTGATATCCTGGAAGAGGTCGAATACGTATCGGCCAATCATCGGCACCATCTTCAACTCGTTGTTACCGAGGGCGCTGCTCGAGAGATTCTTGATGACGAGCTCAGATGGCACGTCAGACCTGCGGCCCCAGAGCGTCTCGACGCCACAACGCGTCGCACGCTTGTATAGGTATTCGAGATCGAACCCGAAGATGTTCCAGCCGGTGATGATATCCGGGTCCATCTCGGCGAGGTACTCACCGAAGCGCTCGATGAGTTCCCGCTCCGACCCAAAGCTTTCACAGTCAGCCCCATCCGTCTGCTTCAGACACAGGCACTTGCGTTCGAGCGGGGCCGTCGAGCCGAACGCACCCGTGGTCATGCCAATCTGGAACACGACGTCACTGGCGTTGGTCGGGTTTGGGAAGGCGCCGGTACTCGAGTAACACTCCAGGTCAAAGGACATGATCTTGAGAGGGGCGATCCCGTCACGATCGGTCACGGGAACGAACTTTTCAGTCTGGATATTGAGGTCACAGCGGGTGTCCATCTCCTCGGCGTCGTGCTCGACCTCTATCCAGCCAGTGCTCGTGCAGCCCGAGACGTGCATGAAGCGCAGGACCGGATCTATGTTCGCCTCGTAGACGCGCCAGTGATCGCGCTCGAGCACCCACGCTGCGCTACGTAGAGCCTTGTGCGTCTTGAAAGTAAACTTGTAAAATCTAGACTTTTCACCATTTTGAAAGCCCCAGAGATCCTTGGCCAGGACCGTCTCTATACGCGCGTGACGAACCTCTGGGGTCCGGTGGCCAGTCTTGGCGAAAAAGTACGGCTCGAAGAATGTGGATGCGGCGACGGATCTCCCGTCAGCCGTGCGTCCATAGGCCCTCACGACGTACTTGTCGTCTTCAGTATCGTGACCCTCCCAGGCGACAGCCTGGAAGACCACCTTTTGCATCTATTTATATAGAGTCTTGAAACTATAAGCCAGGACCAGGAGTACTATGGTCCATCCAACCAGGTGATCGACCCGGGACATGGCCCCAATCTGACTCTCTGACATTTTGTTGTACTCGGCCTGATATTGAGGGGGCTTGAATGGCAGCCACATGTATCGGCCAAAGGGCACGATAGTCGGCCCGAGCTTGTTCCGGCAATCATACATATAGTCGTACCAGGCCATCGCGATGTAAGGGAACCAAAGCAAAAAGAAAAGAACAAAATAGTTCTTGGCGGGAGCGAACCAATAGCCGCCCGCAAGCGCTGCGGAGAAAATCACGCACTTGATGTTGAACGCGAAAGGGGCGCCTGGAAAGATACCACCTGCCATATTATTGGACCAGCTTAAAATCCGGGTGGCATGTCCACGACAGAGGGGCCGGCGCCCGCCTCCTCGTCCTCGTAGCGGCTCTTCCTCGCTTCACCCTCAAACATCGACACGCGGCCGAACGGCACATAGCGCCAGATCAGGGTGCTCAGCAGCATAAAGACCAGGGCGTGCACGGCCAGGCCGCCCACCTTGGGCAGACCCTCGGCCGTGGCGATCCAGCCGCCCAGCACGGCGCGGACCGCCTGGAAGGCCACAGGAGCCGCCAGCAGCATGAAGAGCAGGGCCATCAGGATCTTCTTGGGGCAGACGAACATTTATATTAGGTCACGATATTTTTGTAAACAGTTTCTGAAGTTCGGGAAAAATTAGATTTTTGTTTCTGGGTGAGTTTGGAGTCGGGCACGTGGTCGTCCCTACTGGAAAACCACACGGCGCCAACGTGTGCACGCCACGGGATTTGGATTCGGTCGAGAGCCTTGCGGCACAGTATGCACGGGAGGGACGTGCCTGGTTGTCCGTCCCTCCGGAGCCGCGTGACGATAATCTCACCGTACTTGCGATAGGTCCATGTTGAGAATTGTGCGGGCGAGTTCCCGCGTCGCCGTGAGATTTCTCGCAGACGCGAGAGCATCCTGCGCTCCGCACAGCACGTACAGTTATTGACTATGCTTAGTGCACCTGCCCAACATGCAATGTACATGACTTTTTAGACCCTCTAGTGTTTATCAGTTGAGGCCCGTCGAACCGAAACCAGCGGCCCCTCGGCCCGTGACGAGGCCCGTGCACTCACTGGGCACCTCGATAACCTCGGGAGTTACGCACTGCTCGAGGATCAGCTGAGCGATCCGATAGCCAGGACGAATAACAAACGGCTGGGTCGGGTCCAAGTTCTGGAGGACCACCTTGACCTCACCGGTATAGTCCGGGTCAATGACGCCCGCAAGGGTATCGAGCCCGTGCTTCACGGCCAGTCCAGAACGAGGTGCAATACGTCCGTAGCATCCCGGGGGGAAAGAGACGGAGATACCGGTCGAGACGACGACTCGACGGCCCGGTAGCACAACGTAGTTGTCAATACTGAAGAGATCGTAGCCAGCGGCACCAGGTGTGGCGCGCGCAGGGAGAGTTGCATGAGGAACCAACTTGGTGACATTGAGGGCCATTCTGGTTTTTTAGCACGCATCTGCTTTAAAAGGACTCCCCCTTAAAATTGAAAATGGCGTTCAAGTCCCTCGTGCTCGATATCGACGGCGTGCTCATTCGCGACCGGCGCCTGCTCGCTCACGTCCGGCACAACTGTGTTCGCTACGTGGCTAAGAAGTTGCCCGAGTGCAAGGACCCGGCCTATACGAACAAGCTACTGTACGCCACGGCCGGTCACACGGCTCGGGGCCTGCAGAACAGCTTCGGAATCGACACGACCGATTTTAACAAGGAGGTGTATGACCGGCCTGTACTCGACCGACTGTGGGAGGTGCTGAGTAGCACACAGTTTCAACAAGAGGCCAAAGATATTCACGAGCTGACGCAGAACGGATGGCGTGTGACCCTATTCACAAACTCACCGATCGAGTGGGCCGGTGAGGTGGCGCACGCCATAAGTGATCAGATTTACGTGGTGTGCCCGGGTAGTAACATAGTAGAGTCGCCAATCAAGCCCGAGGCGACCGCCTACACGAACTTTGCCAAGCACCACACGCACATATTCGTTGACGACTCGCTCACAAACCTGACGACGGCCCGGTGGCTGCCAAACTGGCACCCGGTTCACTTCAATCCGGGGCGGGCCGACCCAGTGGATTGGTGCCCGACCGTCGGCTCGATCTGGGAAGTGTGTCTCATGGCCAACTCGGTCGACTATGAAATTAATAATTGGCAATAAGTAGATGGGCTGCTTGTTCCGACCCAGGCCCATCCTCTACGTGGTCCTACCATACTTTAACTTTTGCGGATTCAAGAGGCGCCACGAACTTTTTATAAAATTTATAGATTGGCTCAAGTGGAGGTGCGGCATCCGGGTGGTCGTGAGCGAGGCAGTCGGGCCGTGCCCCCTTCCCTGCCGCCTGCCAGTTTGGCGCCACCTGAAGTTTCCCACACATAACAGAGTATGGCTCAAGGAGAACCTCATCAACCTGGCGGTTAACCAACTGCCCACGGATTGGCAATATGTGGCGTGGGTCGATGCCGACCTCACGTTCCTGAACGCCAACTGGATCACAGACACGATCAAGGCGCTCGGCACGTCGGCGGACGTCGTGCAGATGTGGCAGACGGCGGTCAATTTCGGCCCGAATTGTGA